ACTGTTATAAAATTTGTCGCCATCTGGCATTTGAAGTTTTTTCCATTCCTTATATTCTTTCGTTCTTTTGTCTTTTGGCTCTTTCATATTTTCGTTTTAAGACGTTCTATTTATTTTTTGATAATCCCCATTCAGATAATCTTCATAATCTTCACCAATAGCTTCTTTTAGCTTCTTACGGCATTTGTTCATTGTGTTTGCTATACTAGATAAACTTATTCGTGATTCCCTTGATACTTTTCGCATAGATACTTTTCCTGATGTTATTAATTTAAACATTTCCCTATCATACCAATGCCATGAATTTATTTCAGCTTGTATTTTATCATCTAGTATGTCATTTGCTATATGTCTAGGTGCTTGATTTTCATATCGTGTTTTCATATGATAATCTTCTAGCTGTACTTTATAGACTTTAGATTTTTGTTTAGCAAAATTTATGTAATTGTTCCTTAATGTGATCCACATAAATGCCCTATTTACTTTATCATTTACTATCAGCTTATTTTTGCTACCAGCTTTATCAATTCTTAAATATGTTTCTTGTACTATATCTTCACTATAGATACCACCACCAAAACTTCTAACTATTGCTACCCATTCATTATGACATTCAGCTAATATTTCCATGTAATGTTTCATAAAACCTACCCTTGATATATTCGCATGTCCAGTTAGAATTTATTTTAGTTTCAAAGGTAGGCTTGTTTTATTTTTGTTTAGCTATATAATCATTTAGCTTTTTTAATGTACTCAAAGATACATCATCACCAGCTAAAAATCTATCTATGTGATACTGATGGAATTTATCACCATCATCTTGTATAGCTGTTACTATTTGATTTCGTGTTTTGAACTTTAAAACATTTATTACTTGATCCCTTAATTCTTGATCTTTAATATATGTCATATCGTATTTATTTAAAAAGGTAAATCATCTTCAGGTGTTGATTCACCTACTGGTTTATATGGTTCATTTACTTGTACGCTGAAATATTTTGTACCTGCTTTACTAGTGTTTAACCATAAAGATATATCTTTTTCAGAACCATCTACATTAATTTGCCCTTTATAATCAGGGTGTTTTTCGTTTTTCTTGTGTACGTTCTTAAAAATAGCACCACTATTCATTTTTGTTTCCATTGTTTATTATTTAATTATTGATTTTAATTCTTTATAGTATTCTTTACATTCTTCTACTCGTTCTTTTATAGAATTGATTAGTTTTTCATCACGTTCTATGATGTAATTCTTAACCCTTATATCTTTAGGCATGTGATCAAAATTGTGCTGTGATCTTACATACTCTATTATTTCAGGATCTTCATCACCTTGCCAAAAAGCATTTTGTTTCCAATGCTCTCGCCTAATTTCATCTAATACCATATCTTCAGGTGTATTAATTAGACAATATGTTAGTTCTGCTTTATCATGTCCAGTTAAAAACATATAACCCATTAATTGCCACATATATTTTTTGTCTACCTTTTCATCAAAAAATGGAAATGTAGATGCATTCCAGCTAGACTTAACATCAGCTAATAAAACATCAGTACATACATCAGTATGTCCAGTTATATAATCATTTTCATGTGATAGCTGTTCACCATTTATTTGTGCAAATGTTAAACCCCAGCCTAAAACATCATTAGCCATTTGTATAGATTCTTTTTCTACCCTAGAACCTTTATCAGTATATCTTGACCAAAATTCTTTTTTAATGCCTAATTCGTTTTCTAGGTATAATTCCTTTATGTATGTTTTACACGTTTCAGATAGTGTACCCTTTGATCTACTATTAGTCATTATTTTTCCTAATGCACTACTTCTTATTTTCATAGCTGGTTTATTTGATTAGTAGTTAATAAATAATTTTCCTTTAGTTTAGCTACACTATATTCACCAGCTTCTATAGATACCAATGCTTTTTTAAATGTAGCATCATCTAGTGTAGGTTTTTTCTTTACAGCTTCACCTGATGCATCTATATCTTTTTCAGATACTAAACCTAGTAAACTAGATATGCTGTAACGTCTAAAATAAGTAATAGCACTACCATAGGCTTGAAAAGGATTCATGCCCTTTAATTGAACATCTTTAGGTATTTCACAAAATGTTTCTATTTGTTCACCTGATTTAGTATGATATAAAATAGTTCTAATACCATCATTTTCTAAAGGCTGTATTACTCCTAGATTATGCTTCTTTAGTAAAGGTGTTATTACTCTAATTATTTCTGCTAGATCTACATAGGTATAACCATAGCCTTTAGTATTTTGTGTTAAAATAGGCACTTCAGACTGGAATTTAATTAATGCTTCGTAAATTGTTTCTTTTCGTTTTTCCATTACTTTTCATTTATTGTTAATAACATGTACTTAAATTCATTCCATTGATACCATCTAGCTACAGCTAATTCAGATAGTTTATCATCTCTACCATATTTTTCATGCATTTTTTCACTACGTTCCCATTCTTCGTTTTCACGTTTTTTTACTATTTCTAGTAATTCATTTAATTCTTCATTCATAATTTATATTTTAGACTGCAATATAATAAATTTATACCATAGTATCAAGTATTTCTTTATATAATTCTATGTTTTCTTTATACCAGTTTAAAGATATACTACCCTTTTCTTTATTGTCTATGTGTTTAGCTTGTAAATACTTTGCTCTATCAGGAAAATTTTTAAAATACCATTCACCTGATTCTAATGGGTGTTTATGCCACCAGTTAATGTGACAATGAAAACATAACACTTTTAAGTTAATAGGATCATATGCTAATCTACCATCCCTACTTACTGGTATAACATGTGATGCATGACAATTAGCACCTTCTACTTTTTTTAAGCATTTTTGACATATATTTTTATCCCTAATCTTTACTATGCTTTTTACTATCTTTTCTAGTTTATCTTTTAACTTTCTTTTTGGTGTTTTCATAGTTCTAAATTTGCTTTAATTTTTTCTAACTGATTAGATAGCTTTTCATTTTCTATTTTTAGCTTTTCTATTTCTTCTATGTGTAGGTATTGTACTATGTCATTAGTAGTATAATATGTTTTTAGATATTTATATGTAGTATTTATTTGCTCAATATCTTCTAATGAATTTTCCATAGATTCTATGATGTCTTTTCTATGTGGTGTTTTTTCTTTAAAATCTTCTAAACTAGATTCTAATTTTAGTCTTAAAGTTTTTATTGATACATCAGTTTTTAATAGTTTTAATTCCATAATTCTTTTTCTTTTAGTTTTCTATAATCTTTTAATGGATCAATTCCACCTATAATGAACCCTTTACCATAGTTGTATTCAAATAGTAAAGGATCATCTAAATTTGTTTGTTTACCACCAGTAGATGTATCACGAACTTTAGCTATGTCTATCATAGTGTAATATCTCATGTCTTTATGATTCGTTAATCTATGACATATAATCATATCATCTGATCTATTACTATAGGGTTTTCCACCCTCACAATGACTTTTTAAACAAGGTTTAATACACCCATGCCATATATGATCCTTTGGGTATAAATTACCAGTTCTACCTGATTCAGTAACTGGGTGGGTAGTAATGTAAACTGATTTTTTTGTAGTGTTACAGAAATGCCTACAATCATTTAAAAATTCATATGTATCAGAATACTGAAAACTTCTATTTAATGCTGTAACTGGATCAATAACACACATATCAGCATCAGATTCTTTAAAGACATCTAGTAATTCATGTGGTGTATATATTTTTTTATTGTCTACAAATTCAAAATTGTTTTCTATCCTAGCTGAATATCTTTGTATCTCATTGTAGCTTAATTCTTCTAAATCGCACCCTGATAGCATTACTATCATATCCCTAACTATTTGACCAGTAGAATTTTCACCTGAATATATGCACCATTTTATATCATTTATTACTGCATGACATAAAGCATACCAATTAAACCAAAAAGTTTTACCTACATTATCATGACCTAGTAAAATATTCATTTGACCTTTTTTTAGCCTAACAAAATCATCCAATGGACAGCCTATGCCTAAACCTAGTTTTATTTTACCATCCTTTACTTTATATAAATAGTCTAAATGTTCACCTTTTTTATTTATCATTGATCTGCTTCATTACATTGTTATAAAAATTATCTTGTTTATCTTCTTCAGGCATTCTTTTTAACCAGCTTTTAGCTGTTAGATATAAACTTTTATAATTCTTATTGTTTTTGTAATTCTCTATACTATCTAAACAATCATCTATTTTTTTATTCGTGTATTCACTAGATAGTTTTTCATATTCTTCTACTGATATGCTCAAATGATCAAATTCCCTATATATATTCTTTTCTTTTCTTATCTTATCTGTTGGATTTTGTTTAACACTTGTTGAACTTGTGTTCTTTTTTGCTCTAATTTTAGCACTTTTTTTACCAGCTTCACTTCTTTTAATACTAATATCATTTATAGATTCCATTTGTATATCTAAAAACTTTATAGATACCATATCATTATCAATGTTTAGTATTTTATATTTATTTAATTGTTCCCATGCTTGATCTGAAAAGTACAATAAAGCATCTTCTTTACTCACTATGCACCCCTTATTCCAGTAGATGCAAATAAATCTTAAATATTCAGCTTGTATTTTTAAAGGCATTTTGCTGATTTTACCCATTATCCAGTCACTAGGACTGAATTTAAACCATGTTAATTTATCCATTTTTCGTTTTTAATTTATAATTTTTCTATTCTGTATATTAATTTATAGTGTACTCCAGCTTTTTTTTCTGCATGTTCTTTATCATATGCATATAGTATTTGATATGCCCTGACATATTTTGATCTATTTTCTGCTGGGAAAACAAAATAACTAATTTTATATCTATCTAAAGGTATAGGTGATTCATTATTTTTTTCAGGTTCTTCTTCTTCATATATTTTAATTGCCATTATGTCTTTCTATCCCCTCTTTAATATTATTTAAAAGTAATTCCTGATGCATTTCTATTCTATTGATCTGATTAAATAAACCTTTTAAATCTTCTTCATATTGTGGGTTTAGCATCAAATTCATCATGCTAGTAGCATCTTCACTACATGTAACACTAATAGTATTTAATTCTTTTTTCAATGCTTTTAAATCTTTTAGCATGTTACTATATGAATTAACCATCATTATATCATCATTCATTTCTTCATCTATAGGATAAATTTCACCACTACCTATACAATATTCACATTCTACACTTTCATAGCATCCACCACAGCATTCACTAGCTGGTTTAAAACATGATGGATAGGTGCTGTCTACACTACCAGTACCACCACATTCAAAACATTCTATAAAGTTTTCCATTTTTTTTGTATCTTTAAGCATAATTTATATTTTTTCGTTCTTCAGAACAATAAGAAAGGCTAGTTAAATCTAGCCTTTTTTTATTTAATTTAAAAATGTTCTTACATCAGCATCAGTTAAATGTATTGCATCACCTACTATATGCATGTTAGCTACTTCAGATGCTTTTTCATTAATTTCTAATGCATTATATACACCCTCTTCATTTACTACTAGAAATGATCCATCATGTAATCTAATCAATTCTATGTAACCACCTACAGCATCTTGTTTTTCTTTTAGTGTTTCTGCTATAAAGTTTTCCACTATTTCACCATTTGTTTTTAGTAATCGTACCATAATTTATATTTTTAAGTTTAATTATTATACGCTAATATAACTAATAGGTTACAAAAAACCTAATTTTTGTTCAACAAATGTTCAACAAATGTTACAAATGGTAATTATTTACCCCTTTTTTTTGTGATTTTTCTAGCTAGAATTTTGCCTATAAATTGTCCTAGTTTTCCTTCACTTTGGACATCTATTTTAGTACCTTCAGCATCTTTGCGTATTTGAACATCTACATTTTTTGTGTCTATGTCTGCTGTAAATACCCCATCTTTTCGTTCTATATCAATATCTATGTTTTTAGTATCTATAGATATATCAAGATCCTTTTTTTTTGATCTTTTAGCTGTTTGCTTTTTTGCTCTAGCTTCTTTTCTAGCTTCTTTTTTTTCCAGTCTAGCTTCTTTTTTCTTTGCCATTATAATTGTTTTAACATGTTAATCATTCTAGGACATGGGTATATATCTAATTTATCAGGTCTTACAGAATTATGACTAAATAAACCATTTTCCCCTCTTAATGCCCTTTTTGATACTTCCCACATATCACATTCATTATATGTTATGCTAATACCATATCTTTCATTCCAAAAAACTAATAGCTGTCTAACTGATTCTATTTGTGCATCAGTATATTTATGCCAATATAATTTACCTTTATATGCTTTTTCTAAAATAGTTACTTCATTTTCAGGCACTTCACCATTTACATAGTTATAATATTTACCATTTTTTTCAGTTAAATAACCCCAGTTACATATTTCTATGCCTATAGAATTTTTATCTAAAAGTTTATATGAAACATCTTGAGATTTAAAAATTTCACTTCGTACCCCTAAATGATATGCCCAGTACTTACTTGAAAAGGCTTGGCAAATTTCACCATCTTTAGACATTTTAGCGTCTTTTCCTGATATAACTACACATGTAGCTACTCTACCACGTTTATCATCATTCCAATGCCTTATACAGCGTACACCGGAAGATCTACCAGCTGTATGATGTAGATAAATTTGCTTTTTATCAGTTTGAACCCTTAAATATTCATTATCATCTAAACCAACAAAATTTATTTTACTTAAATCTAGTTTCATTTTTCGTCTTTTTTACAATTCCATTTACTATACAATGTATATGCTACAAATACTAAAATTAAAACAGAACAAATACCTTTACCAAAATCTTTATGATCTATTAGTTTTTCTATTATTTGATATTCTTTATCATAGGTAGTTGTTTCTATGAATATCGTATCATTTTTTACTATTGTATCTATTATTGTATGCTTCCCCTCTATCAACGTATCACAATGTGTATATGTGCTATCAGTCATTTTATTAGGTTTTTAAATTTTTTATGTATATACTGGTAAAAATCTTCAAAGACTAAATCTATCTTTTCAGTAATTTCATTTGCTACCCATCCTACTATAAAACTAACTAATATAATTAGTCTAGGTGTTAATTCATCATAAAACAATTCTACTACACCTATAAGACTAAATGATAATATACCAGCTATACACATGCCTATTATAATGGTTTGTATTTTTAATCGTTTTTTTAAACCTTTAGCCATAGCACCTAACATTCCTACTGCAATAGCTATTAAATCTGTAAATTGTTCTATTCCTTTCATTATTCTCTAATTACTATTTGCCAATGTTTAATTAAAATATTTGTTGTGCCATCATTATTTGCTACATAAAATTTTAGCTGATCAGTAGCATTAATTAATGTAGCATATGTCATTGTTAATGTACCAGTAGATGTACTAGCATCAGTTTCTACTTCACTAGGTGTTAATTGACTACCATTTTTATAGATATAAAAACTATAGCTATCACTACCACCACCTGATACTTTTTCATATGCTATAGTACCATGTATAGATACATAAATCTGTTTAGTACCTAAATATGTAGCTGTACCATCAGATGCACCACTCCATCTTACACGTTCTGTTTGATTATTGTTATTACCAGTATTCATTTGTACCGGTACACCAATAGATGCTATACTTGTATTAGTACTATTTCCACCCATTGTCATTAATATTCCAGCTGTAGAATTTAAAATACCCTGATTAGTAAAAACATCAAAATTATATGTTTCAGTTTGACTATAATCAGGTTGTCCAGCTATTACAATAGGTAAAAATAATTCACCAGTAGTTAAACCCACACCTATTAAAGTATTACTAGATATAGTTCCGAAACTTGTAGTACTACTAGAATTTATGTCTATTCCGTTTTGTGTTTGTTCAGGGTGAATTATACAGCTATTAATATTAATTACAGCAAACCCTACATTATCTACACCATTAGCTTGTAATTCTATCATTGACGCTGTAGAATAAGTAGTACCAGTAGCTTCATCAAACCAGTTAAATAGTTCACATGATGTTATTTCTAAATGTCTAACATCTTTAAATTGCAAACCTATACTACCAGTAACATACCAAAATATGTTATTATTAAAATCTACTAATTCAAAACCAGTAACATCTAACAAATCATAACATTCTCTAAATTCACACCCAAAAATCTGTAGAATTTTGGTTCTACCATAATTATTAGCTGAAACCCCAGCTGTATAATTAGATGCTGTTAATATTTTACCAGTAGTAGTAGTAGTAAAACCTAAATTTTTAATAGAAAAATCTACATCTGCTATATCTAACAATGTGCCAGTTCCAGTATATTGTATTTTATCTTTTGTTCTATCTAAACCTACTATAGCTGATCCACTATTAGTAACTGAAATAGTAGTACCTATTCTTATTAAACCTCTAATTACATATGTAGTATTAGATGCTAATGTAGATGGTAAATGTGTTGTATCAGTAACTTCTACTATACTTGTGCCATTTGCTGATCTAATTATTTGCCCTAAATCAAAAGTTAATTTATCAGTTAATGTGGCTATTCGTGATGCACCTATAGTACCATCTGCATTATATAAAGTACTACCACCACCACCACCTAATTCAGCACCAGTAACATATTTAGTAGTATATCCACTTGGACTCGTACCATCTACTTCAGCTATAGGAATTAAATCTGTAGTATCTACATCAGAACCTTTAGCTGTTAATTCACTAATTCTTTTTACTAATGCCATTGTTCTTTTTTAAGTAGGTTATTAACTTTTTTAAATTTATTACTTTAGGTTTATAGTTTTTCATATGTAATAGCCATTAAAATAGTTTCTTCTAGTAGGGTATATATCATCATTCGTGTTTGTGTAATATTCAGGAAAATCATTCTGATTATAACACATATAATCTATAAATCTTTGTGCATAATGTTCTGCTGTACTTCTTTCAGCTTCTATTAGCTTAATTAATTCATCAGGTGAAATAGTTTCACCATTTTCTGATGTTCTTTTATATACACCCTTATTGCCTACTACATAGGGTGCTGATGGTAAATATTGAACCATAGCATAATGTATTACTATAGGCTTTATTTTATCTTCTAAAAGGGTTAAATATGGATCAGCTAAACTATCTGATAAAATATCTGCTTTAATCTTTTCAAATAGTTTCGTTCCTAATAAAATTTGAACGTCTAAATCTTGTGCTATCTTAACTTTGCTTAAAAATTTATCTACATCAGTATTACCATTCAAATCAGTAAATCTTACTACATCTTCTTTTGTTACAAAAAGTACATCTTGTGCCATATTATGAATATTTTAATGATCCTCTACTAGCTGTATCTATAGGTGCTATAGCTGTACCTTTTGGATCTTTTAAGTTATAACCATATTTTCTTGCCCTACTAATACTTATTTGCTGTGCTTCCCTACTTTCAGGATCTAATGGTTCACCAGTATCTAAACCTATAAAAATCTGTCTTTTAAAGGCATGATGACAATAAACCCCCCCTTTCCAAATTTTGATGTCGTAACTAGATTTGTTAGCTGGTGCAAATTCTGAATTAACACCATCAGCACTCATTCTATCAATATCTTCACTTCTATAAAGTAGGTCTGCTGACATCATTTCTTTACAAAATTCTCTACTATCTGAAGATGGTTTATCTTCTACATATTTATAACGTGTAATGAAATAAAAACCATTTATAACCCAGTCTAATTCAGATACTTCATCAGGACTTGCAGATATATCATCTAGTAGTATTTTTCGTATCTGCTGTAATTTAGTAGGCTTTTTTTGTCTATTTAGCTTTTCTTGTTTTAAATCTGCATCTGCTCTTTTTTGTGCTTCTGCTAACTCTAAATCTATTTCTGCTTCCTTTTCCATGTCCACATCAAAAGAATCTATTAGAACCCACTTTTTGTCCTTTTTATGCCCATAATCAGATGCTTTAAATGGTTTAATTTCTTCAGATAGTTTTTCTTCAGCTAAATCTTCTTCTTCTACTACAGCTTTTCCTAAAGGATCAGTAAATTCTAAAGGCTTTAAACTATCAAAATATAGATTCAGATGTGCTTTATTAAAACCTAGTATATTATCAAATGCATCTATTAGCATTTCCCTATAAGGTCTTAAAGTCATGTTTTCATACAAAACAAAGCTGTTTTTTAATTCATCTGCATTAGAACCAAAACCATTACTAGTAGCTATTCCTAGAATTAATGGACTAACTACATGATGAGATAATAAAATTTTTCGCATAGCTTCATCTGAAAGATATTCATAATGACTAGGTGCATCACGAATAGCCACATTAA